GTGGAGGAGGAGTGACAATTTTCTTGGCTGCCTTCGTCTTCACAGCTTTCTTCGGCTTCTTCTTCAATTTGTCCTTGGCAACGAAGCAACCACCAGCACTGGTAGAAGCATTGGGTTGCGCGATTGGGCGTATCGAAGGAGGTAGCGTACTGATCACCGGGTTAGCGATAACAGGATTGCAAACCGGGACAATGGTCACAGGCTTTGCACTTGTTGTCGCAAAAGGATCAGGTGATCCAGCTGGAACATGCACGTCTCCATCAACTACTGAAGGTACGTTAATGGAAGCAATAGGTGGGATAACGTCAAACAACGGCGCTTTGAGCACGTCATTCTTACCCTCCGCAACACCTTCTAACCACAGCCGGAATGCTGGCAGGTCAAAAGTGGGCATCAGGGTCTCAATGCGGGCATCCATCCATCCGCCAACATTCTCATTAGGGAACTGGTCTTCACTGGGGTATTTGCTGAAGTAACTGGCAATTTTGTAATATCTCTTTTCATCAGACAATACCAAATTGCCAACAACAGCATACACAGCTTCAACTAGATCGGAAATGATCGGAGTGTTTGGGTCGGTGAGGTTGAAACTTGCACACTTCTGTGTGAGTTTCTGCATTGGAGTTATAGATTGGTCCACACTATGCGTGGCATGAAATTTGACGATCTGGCGTTTGACATCACACATAGAATCAGGACAACCGTTCCAAACGTCTTGGCTATATTCCCTGGATAAGAACATAACCCCTACGTCTCCACGATTGTAGTGATCCACAGTCAAAACCTGACCTAATTCAGCACACGTTGCTGCATACATATTTGGATCTACGTCAGCCGTAAGACCATCATCACCACCATACAAACCTAACGAATCCCAAGCTTCATCTACGGTATGAAGTTGGCCAGTCATTGCATTGACCGTTCGTAATTTAGTACAAAATGCCATAAAGGCATTTCTACAAGAATTGAACACGGCAGTGTCTGAAGAACCGGAACCTTGTATGTCTCCAGTTTCAAACATCTCGCCATGCCTGGTGTATGATAATTGGTCCACCTGCTTATCCATGAGTTCATTAACCTCATTGTGGTATGTATACGCAAATGCAAGGAGCATTATCATGCGGTCAAGCTCCCTCATGATATTGCAAACCCTACCATCCATACGACTTAAATCTGTACCGTCGATGGATTTCGCAAGCTCGCACATTCTCGCTACAATAGCTGAGATGTGGATTGGCTTTTTCCCAAATGCATACCACTTAGTTTCATTAACCAACTTCGTGATAGCATAGATGTAACGCGAGTAATGGAACTTTGTTACACCAGGGAATGTCGTTATGATACGAGAATCATTCACCTTGGGATACGACTCACTCTTCTGCATTGTCTGCAGAGGTTTATCAGCTGTGCTGGATACACTGATGGATGCTTGGTTAAGTATGTTCCTTTGTTCTGGCCGACTCTGGTTTTCATACAACTCATCAATGTCCACTGGGTGGAGTGAGTGGGGTACTGGGACTAATTTCTTCGCAAATGCAGTCATGGCGTGCATTAAGAATGGGGTGATTTCCAACTTACCATTCTTAACATCAATGACTCGTCCTTGAATAGCCTGCCTATCATTAGAGGCTGTACGATCAGGGGCATAACAACCTCCTGGTACAAGAGGCTGCATAAACGGGCGAAGTGAAGGTCGAGCGTCAGGGTCGTAATTCCTAGGCTCAAATTGATACCTTCTTATGGACTGATCAAGCCCACAGTACAGAGTAACAGGTTTGGAAACACCTTTCAACCTGTGGTACTCGCACAGTATTGAAGCAACATCCTGCTTGACAGTGCCCAGAGCAGTCTTGACACTAGCGATGTTGAGGCCAACATTGGTGACCCGTGCTGTCGAAGCCACTAAGGAATCTTCGGCGGCTGAGACATTTGCAGAAATTGAACCATTTGGCACCCCCGTTATCATGCGCACACCCTCTGGTGTAACGTATTTCATACGGAGGAAACCATTGTCATTGAACTTCACACGTTCAAGAGGACACCCATCTGGCGCTGGGACAAACCAAGGTAGTCGAACACTACGGCTAGGCACTAATAACAAGAGTTGATGATGCTCATCCAACTCACGCTTTTCAACATTATAACACACATGTTGATTAATCAAACCAAACCATTGCCTTGACTTCACTACTAGCACATCGGAGCCATAATTCCACAATTGATGTTTGTAGACAGCACCACCACTGACTACATAGGTGATGTTATCTTTCTCGTCAATAGTGAAAGTATATTCCCCGGTGCTCTTAGCTACTGCAGACGGGACAACGGTTGAGATAAGATACGGGCAAATGTTATTAACTAGCATACTAGGCATGTCCATGTAATAATCCACATCAGTCAAGCACATGATGTGTTTCTCTTCTGGCCAGAATGAGTTGTACGCAATTTCCACGTCTCGCATCCAGAAATAAGTCCTACAACCTGAACGGTTGTACTTCTCATCAGAAGCAGATTTCTGAATGTAGTAGGCTTCCCTGCCTACTCTTGTGCAAAACCAGTCCATCGACATGGCACTGGCATTTCTCACGGCAGCTGATTGAGGGTGAGAATGGTCCTTGGGGACCGCTGGCTTGCACTTGCCAGTTTTGTTAAAAGCGAGGCGTAGATGTCTGGCCCCGCAGTTTGGCTGTTTCTGCAGTTTGATGAACTTCGACAAGAACCACGAATAAATAGCACGTTCTAAGCTAAATATTTGGTTCCAAATGGCACGAAGCGAGTCAATCCTTTCGAGAACAAGTGCACCCACTACTAACACAAGAACCAGTGCCAGTGATAGGTACGCCTGAATAGGGATTAACCCAAGCATTAAGTAGATTTTCTCGAAAGACTTCCAGAAACATGCCTGAATGAGGTCAAAGGGAAGTTCGTGAACAATCTGCTTTCCAAGTTGCTTGGTTTGCATTTGGGGGTAGGTTAAAATCTCCAACAATGTCCTATTATCCGCTGTTGAGAACCCGTGCGGCCCGTCCGAGTAACCAATGAACTTTGGTTGCTCGTATGACAGGTACCTAGTGAACCTCTCTTCATCCAGTAAACTGGCTAAGAAGAGGACCACATGGTAAAGGACTTCTCCGATAATGCCTAACTGATCGTTAAGCAACTGGCGAAGCATGGAGGGTATGAAAATAATCTAGAGTACTAATCTAGGAATTCA